GTCACCCTAGTTTTCCTCGGGACCGCTGGAACAAATCGGGGCCGGGCCGCGCGAATGTCCCGAGGCGAATCACGCGCGGCGCGCGGCCCGGCGCCCGCGACAGGCGGCCGCGGGCGACCCCGAGAATACCGGTCGGTTGTCGCCGACTGCGGTTCATACGTCAGTTCATAGGAACCGAAAGGCGGCCGATCGTCGGCGGCCGCTATTGCTTCGTCGTGACGTACGTCATTATTATTCGTCACAGGTTCGGAGACCTATCCCTCGGGGGTCCGCCGTGCCTCAACTCGCCTTCGACCTAGGCGACCTGAACGATCGGTCGCCGTTCGTCGGCCGCCGATTGCTCACCTGTCGCGCCATGGTCGAACACCTGGCGGGACAGGGGCGCCTCGACGTCGAACACCTTCCCCTCGTCGAACACCTGTACGGCCTGTGCGAAGCCCTCGACACGTCGACCGGCCGCGGCGCGTCCTACGCCCTGTTGTCGGCACAGTTCGACAAGACATGGGAACGCCTCGCGACCCTGCCGTTCCCCGAGCCTGACGAGGGCGACGACGATATCGAGTTCGACGTCGTCCTGATCCCGCCCGCCATTGAGGCGGCCGCGTCGTGACCGCGACGCCGACGTATCAGACTCAGCGATCCCCCGACCGCTACACCGACGGTCCCGCGTTCGGCCTCGGCATCGCCCGATGGTTGGGGCGTCGGCCGACCGCCTGGCAACAGGCCGTCCTCGACGTCGGCCTCGAACGCCTCGACGGCCCCGGGTCGCCGTTCGCGTTCGACAGTGTCGCGGTGATCGTCGGCCGCCGCGCCGGTAAGACGGTCACGAGTTTCGGCGTCCCGCTGATCCGCGCCCTCGCCGGACCGGTCACCCTGCCGAACGGCCGCATCATGCCATTCAAGGCGACGCACACCGCCCAGAATCTCCACAGCGCGAGGCAACGGTTCGCCGAGGACCTGGTCGACCCGTACCGGCGCCGGTTCTCCGATATCGACTGGCCGCGGGCCGCCGAGTTCAAGCGGGCCGCCGCCGACACGACGTTGACGATCGACCCGATCCGCGGCCGCCGCCGTAAGAATGTCGACCTCGCGCGGCAGATCGGCCGGGCCTCGGAACTTCGCGTCCTGGCGCCGACGTCGTCGTCGGCGCGCGGCGCGGGCGTCCTACACCGGACCGTCGACGAGTACCTGACCTTCACCCGCGAACGCGGCGAGGACATGGATTCCGCCGCCCGGCCGACCATGTCCGAAATGCAGGGCCTCGCGCAACAGTGGATCGTCTCGAACGTCGCGACGTCGTCCGACGAACACACGCACCTGTGGCACGTCCGCAACAAGGGCCGCGCGGCCGTCGAGTCCGACCGCCGCGACGGTATCTGTTACGTCGAGTTCAGCCTGCCGCCGGACGCCGACCCGGACGACGAACGGTCCTGGTGGAAGCATTACCCGGGCCTGGCCGACGGGATCGTCGGCATCCGCCAACTACGCCGCGACCGCGAAGAACTCGGCGCGACGGCGTTCGCGGCCGAGTTCCTGTGTCGCTGGCCGGACGAGACGCCGGGCGGCGTCCTCATGTGGCCGGTCATCACCGAGAACGACTGGACCTCGGCGGCGACGACGGCCGAGATTCCCGCCGACGCGATCGCCGTCCTCGGCGTGGATATCGACCCGTTCGGCCGGTCGTCGACGATCGTCGCGGCGGCCGCCGACCCGGACCGGCCGGGCGTCCTCGTCGAGGTCGTCGATCATCGCCCCGGGTCGACGTGGGTCGCCGACGCCGTCCGGACCCTCGCCCGCGGCGTCGCCGCCGTCGCCGTCGACGACTACGGCCCCGGGCATGACCTGATCCTCGCCCTTCGCGACGACTACTCGATCGCCGACCGCATCGTTCCTATGAAAGGCCCGGACTTCGTATCCGCTTCATACGCGATCGACCGCGGCCTACGCGAGGGGACGGTTCGCTACCGGCCGCACCCGGCCCTGACCGCCGCGGCCGCCGCCGCTCAGCGCACCACGGGCAAGGGCTGGATATGGGAACGCCGGGTGAAGACCTCACAGGCGCCCCTCGTCGCCGCGAGCCTCGCCGCCTACGCCCTCGATCACGCCGACGCGCCGATGCCGGACCCGGCAATCTTCTGACGTACGTCACCGCTGAACCTACGAACGATCATATGAAAGGCAGACCGTGAACGACGACCTCTTGCCAGTCCCGCCGAACCCTCACCCGGTAGCGACCGAGGGCGCGATCAACATTCACTTAGCGACCGACGGCCGCGACATTCTTATGAACACACCGGACGGGTGGGAGGTCGATCAGCCGTGGCTATGGTGGGACGGCCCGGCCGACGGCGACGGGACCGGCGGGCCGTGGGGCAACCCCCCGCCCGGCGCCGAGTTCGGTACGCCGACCTGGCACGGGACGAGTCTCCCGGCCGTCTCCAAGTGCCTGCAACTGACCGCCGACAAGTTGGCGGGCCTGCCCTGGCACGTGTTCCGCGGCCGCGACATTCAGCCCACGCCGCTATGGATCACCGACCCTCAGGGCCTCGCCCGCGACGGGCGTCGCGTCATGCTGGACAACCCGAAGATACGACTCTCGGCGTTCGACTTCTGGTCGTCCTATCTGCGGTCCCTGATCCTTCTCGGCGAGGGCATCGCCTGGACGCCGCGTGTCGAGGACGCCTACGGGAACCCGACCGGCCCGATCGTCGGCCCCTGCCACGTCCTGAACCCGAATCACCTCGAACTCATTGACGGCGAGTGGTACGTCGTCGAACCGGGCGTTCCGTCCGAGGAATGGGTTCACATCGATGATCGAGAACTTGTCATTACCCGGTGGGTCATGCGGCCCGGGAAGAAACGCGGCGTGGGGATCGTCGGCGCCCACGCCCGCGACCTCGCCGCCGGGGCGAACACGCGCGCCTATGCGGACAACCTTCTACAGCGGGGCGTCCCGAATGGCTACCTCAAGTCGTCGAAACCGGACCTCACACAGGCTCAGGCGAACGAACTCAAGGCGGCGTGGCTGAAGGCGCACGGGTCGACCCGTAAGTCGATCGGCGTCCTGAACGCCACGACCGAGTTTCACGCGATCAGCCTCGACCCCAAGGCGATGCAGTACAGCGAACTTCGCCGCCTGTCGGCGTGGGATATCTGCCTCATGTTCGGCGTCCCGCCGTCGCGCCTCGGTATCAGCATGGGCGCCTCGAACACGTACGCGAACCTGGAATCCGACAACGCCGTGTACGTACAGGACGCCCTCATGCCGATCGCGGCCCGCCTAGAGGCGGCGATCGACGCGACGTTGCCACAGGGTACGACCCTCAAAGTCGAGTTCGGCGGCCTTCTCCGCGGCGACACGAAAACACGCTACGAGGCGTATCAGGTCGCCCTCGGCGCCGGGTTCATGACGATCGACGAGGTCCGCGCCCTGGAGGACCTGCCGCCCCTGCCGCCCGCCGCGACCCTCGCCGACTCGCCGGTCGCCCCCGCAACCCTGACCCCCGTCCCGGTCGCCGCGGCGGCCGCCGACGCCGTCGACGCCGACGACGTCGCCGCCGTCGCTTCATAGGAAAGGAACATACGAAATGACCGACTCAACGTTCACTGTCGACCTCGGCGCCCTCGAACTCCGCGAGGCATCGAACGGCGCCCACGAACTCGAAGGGATATGCGTCCCGTTCGACCGCACCACGACGAAGGCCGGGCCGCGTCCCGAGCGGTTCAAGCGGGGCGCGTTCGCCGACCTCGCCGACCCGTCGAAGGTCCGCCTCACCGACGAGAACCACGCCCGCGGCCGCCGTCCCGTCGGCGTCGGCGTCGCCTTCGAGGAACGCTCCGCGGGCCTGTGGGGCCGGTTCCGGTTCTACAACACATCACAGGGCCGGGACGCGTGGGAGAACGTCAGGGAAGGCACCTACGGCGGCCTGTCCGTCGGGTTCCATGCGGTCGCCGACGCGATCGAGGGCGGCGTTCGATCGATCCTCCGCGCCCGCCTACATCACGTGTCCCTCGTCGACGATCCCGCCTACGACGACGCCCAGGTGATCGCGGTCCGGTCGGCCGCCGACGAGTTCGCCTGGTTGCGGGAACCGCCGAAAGTGACTCTTGACGTACGTCACGACCCGGACTTTACTAGCCTCATCGCACGCTTGAACCGGACCCGGTAGGGGTCCGGGAGGGCGGGTGGCATCCGTGAGGGGCCTATCAAGGCCCCGGAGGGAGAACCGACGTCGGGTGGCGTTTGTGCCGGTAGGGCGCACGTCGAAGGCGATTCAAGGCACGATGCCGACCCATTGATCAGGGTCGCCGTTGCCTCGTCGTGTTCATCCCTACACGGAGGTCATCCTTCCCATGTCAACCGCATATCTGCGGACCCTCGTCGAACGCCGCGCGACCCTCACGGATGCCGCGACCGCCGTCCTCGACAAGTGCGCCGCCGAATCGTCCGACCCCTCGCCCGAACAGCGGGCGCAACTCGCCAAGTGGGACACCGAGGCGAAAACACTCGACGCCGAGATCGCTCAGATCGAGGCATCCGTCAAGGCCGGTCAGAAGTTCGCCGACGTGATCGACCGGATCGCACAGACCGAAGAGGCGTCCGAGCGACGTCACGCGGCCCGCCGCGAGGCCCCGGCCGCCGAGGTCCGCCAGAGCGTCGGCGAGAAGTTCGTCGGGTCCGAGGCGTTCAAGACCTACAACGGCCGCGGCACCATGGCGCCCGTCGAGTTCGACGACTTTCTCGGCCTCGAACAGCGCGCCGCGATCGACACCGCGACGCTGAACATTCCGCCGATCCTGTGGGACGGCCTCGCCGGTCCCCGGTTCGTGACGCCCCTCCTGCAGGTGATCGGCCGCGAGGTCGTGTCGTCCGGGTCGATCGAGTACATGACCTGGTCCGAGGCGACCGGCGCCGCCGTCGTCGCCGAGGGCGCGGTGAAGCCCGAGGCGACCCTGACGCCGACGACTACGCCCCTCAGCCTCGACACGTACGCCTACTGGAAGGCGATCACCCGTCAGGCCCTGGAGGACTACCCGCGGGTTCGTTCGATCGTCGAGAACAAACTCCGTCAGGGCCTCGCCCGGACCCTCGAAGGCGCCGCGGCGACCGAACTCGCCACGGTCACGAACACCGCGACGGGCGTCGGCATCGCCGGTATCCGCGAGGCGATCGGAGAGGTTCAGGGCAACGGGTTCACGCCGAACGCGATCGCCCTGTCGCCGAGTGACTTCGCCGCCCTCGATATCGACGCCTGGTCGGCGTCGTCGTCGGGATCGGTCAGCGGTCCGGGGACATACTGGGGCCTTCGCCCCGTGTCGGTCCCGCAGTTGCCGCCGGGCGTCATGTACGTCGGCGACTTCGCCGAGGGGATCACCTGGTTCGACCGTGGCACGGCGTCCGTGTACATGACGGACTCGCACGCGGACTACTTCGTTCGGAACCTCCTGGTCATCCTGGCCGAACAGCGGTCGGCGTTCGCTCTCACCGAGCCGGGCGCAATGTACCGGGTGGGAACCACGGTCGCCCCTGTGGCCGGTCTGGCGGCCGCGTCGACGTCGACCTCGTCGAAGTAAGGGATATCGGTCATGGCGGCCCCGTTCGAGCCTGTGTGGCTCACGGTCGGCGATGTGAAGGCGTGGCTACGCCTGAACGATCAAGACACGACGGACGACGACCTACTCGCGTCCGTGGCCGCCATGGCCGAACCCTACGTCGAACGATGCCGCCCCGAGTGGTTCGACGCCTCGACCCCGCCGGTCTATACGCCGGACGCCGAGACGTATCAGGGGGCCGTGATGTATGCGGCCCGCGAGTACCGGCGCCGCAACTCGCCCGCCGGGATCGAGTTGTTCGGCGACGTCACGTCGTTCGTCTCCCGCTACGACCCCGATATCGAGCGCGCCCTACAGACCGGCGCGTTCGCCCGGCCGATCGTCGGGTGATCCCATGCCGGACCTGATCGCCCGCGCCGCCGAGGTCGTCGACAAGTTGACCGCCGAGGGCATCCGGGCCGTGATCGACGATCGCGATATCAACCCGCCCTGTGTCTATCTGCGGCCGCCGGTCATGACGTTCAAGTTCGGCGGATGTACAGCCCTCACCTACGAGGTCCGGGTGATCGTCCCGGACTCGGGGACCCGCGGCGCCCTCGACGCCCTGGGGCCGCTTGTCGAGGCCGTACAGGCCGCCCTCGGGTACCCGGCGCCCACGGTCACGCCCGGATGGACGGCCCTCCCGGACGGCGGCGCCGCCCCTATGTATTCGTTCAACATCACCACGAAGCCCTGACGTACGTCAGGGCGGAAGGAACACATCATGGTCACTCTCGGACCCGGAACCCTTCAGATCGGTACGACAGGCTCAGAGATTGACCTGTCCTGCCTCGTCAACAACGTTCGGATCACTGTCGACAAGAGTCAGGATGACGCCCGGTACAAGTTGTGCGGGACGGCGACGCCCGGCGCGATCACGTACACCTTCGCCCTGTCCGGGAACCTCGATACCGACGTCGACGACGCTGACGGATTCTTCATCTTCTCCCAGGACAACGCCGGTCAGCAGTTCCCGTTCACGTTCACGCCGAACACGGCCGCCGGGACCTCGGCCGCCGGAACGCTGATCGTCGACCCCGTCGAGTTCGGCGCCGACAACTACGGCGACCCCCTCGATTCCGACTTCGAGTTCACGATCCTCGGGAAGCCGACCTACACGGTCCCGACGACCCCCTGAGGCGACGGCGCCCCCGGCCGACACAGGTAGGCCGACCGGGGACGCCGGACCAACATCGCGCCTGCCTGTTCATACGAAGGGACATATGAAATGAGCAATGACAAGAACGCCGCCGTCAACTACGGCGGCGCCGACGAGGTCGGTAAGGCGGCACCGGTCAACTACAGCGGCGAGGACCTGGTCGGCGAGCCGATCCCGGACCCCGAGCCCGGGACCGTACAGGTCGACGAGGGCGACGGCGGCGACGAGGTCGTCGAGGTCGTCGAGGTCGTCGAGGACGACGGCGACGCATGACCTCGCCCGTCGCCTCGATCGACGGCCTCGACAACCTGAACCGGACCCTCGACGGATTCGTTCGCGACCTCGACGACCTCGACACGGCCGCACAGTCCGCCGGTAACACGGTCCTGAACCTCGCCCGGGGGAAGGCGCCGAGACGAACGGGACGCCTAGCCTCGTCCGGTTTCGTCGACGTCGACGGGTCGAACGCCTCGATCGGATTCTCTGCGCCCCACGCGGCGCCGATCGAGTTCGGCGTCGGCCCCCGGGCGGGCCTGAGAGGCCCCCACAACATCACGCCGCGGCGGTTCCTGTCCTCGGCATTCACGGACGCCGAACCGGCCGTCCTGGACGACTACGAGGCCGCCGTGACGGCGGCCCTCGGGAAGGTGAAGGGCGCATGACGAACACGCCAAGCCTGACGGCCTATCGGTTCCGTGTGGTCCTCGGGAACCCGGACGACGACGACTCGCTGATCGAGCACCACGTCACCGCGTTCGGCCGGGACATTCAGCAGGTGGAACGCCTGTTCGCCGACCGCAAGTGGGGGTCGACACAGGACCGCCCGATCACCGCGGCCGCCGGGGCGGCCTACTACGCCCTGACGCGTAAGGGCTGGTTTGACGGGTCGTTCGACGACTTCGAGGCCGCCTATATCGAGGTCGCCGCCGACGAACCGGCGGCCGTCTCGATCCGCCCTACCGAGCGGGTTCCTACGCCCGCCTAACCGCCGAGGTCGCCGTCGCGACTCAGTCGGTCCCGCCCGACTGGTACGACGACGACCGCATGTTGATCACCCTGATCGACGTCCTGAAACGAAACGCCGAACGCGCGAAACGGAGGTAACCGAACATGGCTTCTGTTGACCTGATCGTTCGGATCATCACGGACGCGACCAAGGCGGCCGACGGGATCGACAAAGCAACGTCCGACTTCGACAAGTTCTCGTCGGGCATGCAGTCACTCGCGATCCCGGCGGCCGCCGTCGCGACGGGCGTAACCGCGATCGGCATCGCGTCCGTGAACGCCGCGTCCGACGTGCAACAGGCGTTCGGCGCCCTTGACGCCGTGTTCGGCGAGTCCTCCGCACAGGTGAAACAGTGGGCCTCCGACGCGTCCTCGTCGGTCGGCCTGTCAACCGCCGAGTACTCGAACTTCGCCGCCACGATCGGCGCGCAACTGAAGAATCTCGGCGTCCCGTTCGACCAGGTCGCCGGGAACACGGACGACCTGATCCGCCTCGGCGCCGACCTCGCCGCGACCTACGGCGGCACGACGACGGACGCCGTCAACGCCCTCGGGTCCGCCCTCCGCGGCGAGGCCGACCCGGCCGAACGCTACGGCCTCGCCCTCAATCAGACCGCCGTGAATGCCGCCCTCGCTGAACAGGGCCTATCCGGCCTCGAAGGCGAGGCCCTGACGGCCGCGAAGGCTCAGACGATCATGGGCCTCGCGACCGAGCAGGCGGGCGGCGCCCTCGGGCAGTTCGGCCGCGAGTCCGACACGGTCGCCGGGCAGACACAGCAAATGCAGGCGCAATGGGCGAACGCCGCGGCCGCCCTCGGCGCGGCCCTTCTCCCGGCCGTCGCGGCCGTGACCGGCGCCCTCGGCGAAATGGCGAACTTCGTACAGCAGAACTCGTCGGTCATCCTGCCGCTACTCGGGATCGTCGGCGCCCTCGCCGCTGTCATCCTTCTCGTGAACGGCGCCCTGATCGCCTATAACGCCGTCCTGGCCGTCGTCAAGGTCGCTCAGACCGTCGCGACGGCGGCACAGTGGGCGTGGAACGCCGCCCTCACCGCCAACCCGATCGGGATCATCATCGCCGCCGTCGCGGCCCTCGTCGGCGCGTTCATCTACCTGTGGAACACGAACGAAGATTTCCGAAACTTCTTCATCGGTTTGTGGACCAATATCGCAAGTTTCTTCGAGTCCGTGTGGGCCGGGATACAGGCCGCCGTCGCCGCCGTCGTCGACTTCTTCGTTCACGCGTGGAATACGGCCGTGATCAACGTCAAGGCAATCATCCTGGCGTACGTCACAGTTTTCGAGTCTGTCTTTAACGGCATCCGGGCCGTGATCAACGCGATCGTCAACTTCTTCGTCTCGGCCTGGACCGGCGCCGTACAGGCCGTGAACGCCGTGTTCAAGGTCCTCGGCGACGTGTTCTCGTCGGTCCTGAACGCGATCCTGACGCCGATCCGCTGGGTCGTCGACGCGTTCAACAACGTCGTAGGCGCGATCAAGAACGTGATCAACTGGCTAGGCCGGATCAAGATTCCCGACGTGTTCGGCGCGATCGGGAACCTTCTCGGCGGCGGCGCCCGGTCGGCCGCGCCGTCCGGGTTCTCGACGTTCGCCCTCGCCCCCGCGGCCGCCGGGTTCTCGGCCCGCTCTGCATCCTTCGCCGCCCCTGCCGCGTATGCCTCGACGGGCGGCGCCGGGACGACGATCAACGTGAACGGCGGCCTCGACTCGGCCGACACGATCGCCCGCCGGATCGAGGCCCTTCTGGTCGCCCGCCAACGTCGCACCGGCGGCGTTCAGATCAACCGAGGGCGCCGGTCATGAGTCGGACGGGCGTCGAGATTGTCGTCGAGGTCGACGGCCTCCGACTCGACGACGGGTGTATCGACTGGGGCGCGGGTTACTACGGCGACCCCTGGACCGAGACACGGCGGAACCTGCATATCAACCCGCGCGCCGACGCGACCGGCGCCGTCGCCGGGGCGTTCCTCGCGAACGGCACGACCGAGACGGGTTCGTTCGGTCCCGCGATCGGCGACTTCTCGTCGTCGCGACGGGCGACCCGGGCCGGGGCGTCGGCCGGGCCGATCGGGTGGCGCCTTCTGACGACGGGTTACCTCGGGAACACGACCTACCGGGTCCGGTTCCTGTTGCGATCGAGTGTCAGTATCTCGGCGGGTAGCGCCGTGATCACCGCCCGTCCCGACGTCCTGACCGGGACGAACGCCGGGGCGGGCGTCCCCCTCCCGGCCCTGCCCGCGGGCGTCGACGTCGAGGTCGACGTCATGGTGACGTCGGCGAACGTCGCGGCCGGGACGAACCCCGGGTTCACTGTCGCGACCCCTTCCGTCCCGCTCGGGACGTTCCTCGAAGGCGCCGGGGTGATCATCGAGACGGCGGCGACTGCCGGGTCGGACTACTTCGACGGCGGCACGATCAGCCCGGACCCCGCGTTCCGCAACCGCTGGACGTCGACGGCGAACGCCTCGGCGACCGTTCACGAGGTCGGCACCTGGACCGCGGACCTCCCGCCGGACCTCATGCCACAGGGCGTCGTCGGCACCGACGGCCTGTCGATCACGTGGGGCCGGTCGACGACCGTCGATCAGCCCGAGCCGTCGACGTGTACGTTCCGGGTCGTCGACGACCCGGGCGGCGCGACGGTCCTCGACGTGTTCCGCCTCGGCGCCCGCGTCGACGTGTTCGCGACCGCGGATATCGCCGGGCCGGGAACCGACAACACATTCACGGACCCGACGTTCGCCGCCGAGGTTCGGTCGTCGGCGACGAACGCGACCGTCTCCCGGACGACCTCGAAGTCGGAGACCCCCGGCGGGTACTCGGCGATGTGGTCGACCCCGGACCCGTCGAAAGCGGCGATCGTCAACTTCCCGCCCGGGCAACTGCAGGCCCCCGGGACGAACCCCCTCGCATGGATCGGCATTCAGTCGACGCGCGGCGGCGAGACGTGGACCATACGCGGCCGTGTGTGGGTCCCTGCCGCGATGACAGTCCGCATGCGGCCGGTTGCCTACTCGGGGCCGTACGCGGCCGCGGCGACCCCCCTGACGGCCTACACGACGTCGGTAGTCGGTACTGGGGCCTGGGTGACCCTCGAAGTCGTGTTCTCGCCGGGCATCGAGTCCTCATGGATCGGCCTTCAGTTCGAGTCGTCCGGCGGCGGCACGTGGGGCGAACTCGACCCGGCGATCACCTGGGCGACGATGTTTGCCACGGGGTATCTGTGGCGGGACTTCTCGAACGTGTGGGTCGACTCCGTCGAGGTCCTCGGCCCTCAGGACGCGACGTCGACGTCGGTCCTCGTGTTCTCGGGCCGCATCACCGATATGGAGGGCGCCTGGTCGAACGAGTGGGGCGAGCCTCAACTAGATATCACCGCGACGGACTTTCTCGGCGACCTCGGGAACCGGTACATCGGCGACACGCCCTGGCCTATGGAGACGGTCGCCGCGCGGACGACACGGATCCTCACCCTCGCCAAGCGGCCCGACGAGAACCCGATTCAGATCGAGATAGACCCGTCCCTGACCGGGATCAACTTGACGTGGGACGACGTCGATCACCAGGCGGCCGCGGGCCTTCTCGCCGAGGTCGCCGAGTCCGTCGACGGCGTCCTGTGGTCGGCGACTCACCCGGTCATCGGGCCGTACGTCCGCCTGGAGGACCCCGCCCTACGCCTCGCCCTGTACGAACTCGGCCTCGTCGGCGGGATCATCCGGATCGTCCCGGTCGACTTCACCGACGACCCCGACGCGCCGCCCTCGATATCGGCCTGTGACATCATCCGGGACCCGGTCACCTTCTATCAGGACGTCTCGGATATCGCGACGCGCGTGTCGGTCACCTGGCAGGAACAGACCGTTGACGAGGACCTGAACCCGACGACCGTCGCGCATCGCGTCGAGGCCGTGAACGAAGGCCGGGAGGTCGACGCCGGTACGCGGGCCGTGAACCTCGATTCCCTCGTCGTCACGGCACCACAGGCGCAAGCGGTCGCCGACCAACTGATCGCGCGTCTCGGGGCGTCCTGGCGCATCTCGGGCCTGACTGTCGCCGACGCCGACATGTCGGTTCCCGACGCGACGGCCGCGACGTCGCTGATCATCCTTCTCAACGGCGTCACCCGCGGCGGGCAACCGCTCCTGTTGACCGACCTCCCGGCCTGGTCGCCGACCGGGCCGACGGCGCCGATCTACCTCGAAGGCGGGACGTATTCGTTCGTCCGCGGCGGGTGGGACCTCGACCTAAACGTGTCGCGCGCCGCCGGGCAGGGGCACAACGCGGCATGGGACGACCTGCCGAACGATCCCGCGTGGATATGGAACGCGTGGGACCCGTCGATCACCTGGGACGACCTACGCGGCGTCGCCGGACCCTGAACATAGGAAAGGTTCATACGCAATGGCTACGACCCCTCAGGGCCTCCCGTACCCGCTCGGAACGGATCGCGTCGTCGACGGCGACAACGCGATCCGCGCCCTCGCCGAGGCCGTGTCGTCCTACATGCCGGTACTGAACGCCCGGCAGACCGCACAGCAGACACTCGCGGGCGCGTGGGCACTCATGTCGACCGCCCTCCCGGTCGCCGCCGGGGCCGAACGGAACAAGATCACGTGGGCGGCCGCCGCCGCGACGATTCAGACCGCCGGGTTGTACCGGGTGACGGTCAACCTCCGCATGGTGGCGAACTCGACGGTCCTCGCCGTTCAGGCGACCGTCAACTCGTCGGCCGCCGACGTCGGCGTGTGCGCCTACGACTACCAAAACAACCAACAGCACGTGTCCGGAACGGGCATCGTCCGCCTCGCCGTCGGCGACGTCGTCCGCATGTTCGGGTACGGGTCCGCGCAGACACAGAACACGCCTACGGGATGCATGTTCACAATCGAATGGGTGAGGCAATAAGCGATGGGAAACACACCGAACCGCGGGTTCACTTATCCGGAAGATACCGACAAAGTCGGACAGGGCGACGACGCGATCAGGACCCTCGCGACACAGGTCGATACGGCCCTCGGCGTCGTCCTGCCGATCGCGGGCGGCGGGACCGGCGCGAATGCGAAACTCCCCGCGAAAACGAACCTCGGGATCACCTACGGGACCGCGAACCCCGCGGGCGGGTCCGAGGGCGATATCTATTTCAAGTTGGTCTAGCGCATGGTCTCGTCCGCCCCATTCCCGAATAGGCCGTTCAGCCTGCAAGTAGATACGGCCTACGTACAACAGTCGATCCCCGACAATGCGTCGTACTTCTACGCGTGGGCACGCATTCACAAGGACGCGTATTCGCCGACATTCTCGAACGACCCGGTCAGCGGGTGGGAGGTCGTCGGACCTAACGGGCAGCTCGGGGCGGCGTCGAACCTCACGTTCGACTTTCGGAATGGCACGGACTTCTACATCTGGTCTGGTTACTTCTGGGTCGTGCATAACCCGGATGGGACGTTCCCGGGCGGATCGGTCAACGCGTACGCGAATTACGCGATCCTCGGCTATACGGCCGTCGGTCAGGCCCTCCCCGAGCCGCCCCGCATCCCGCGGGGGCCGCGGGTGAACGCGGGCGGCACGTGGCGAAACACGATCGCCTACGTGAACGCGGGCGGCACGTGGCGGATCGCGATCCCGTACGTGAACTCGGGCGGGAATTGGAGAATCGGAGGGTCGTAATGGTCACACCTGTAAATGGCATCGCCTCGGCGAACACGCTTCTATCGTTCGGGAACGTCAACCCGGGTTATTGCCTGCATTACGTCTGGCAGGCGTATAAGGCGAACGGCGCGAGTTCGTCGGGTAGTTACGCGACGGCCTACGACGCCTGGCTAGGATCGCCCGGGAAGGTCCCGGACGATTGGAACCCGCCCGCGGGATATCCCGTGTATTTCGGCCCCCGGTCGAATAGCGCGGCGGGCGACGTTGTCATTTCCCTCGGCGGCGGAATGTGCGCCGCGACCGACTGGCCGTATAACGGCGTCGTCGGCACCTGTTCCCTGACACAGAGACAACAGCAGATCGGACGGCCCTACCTGGGCTGGACCGACAACATTCTCGGCTATCCGATTATGGGAGGAAACATGCTCACGAACGACGACAAGCAATTGATCAAGGATTGCATGTTCGAATTCTTCCGAGACGTCAACGGATTCCCGGCCGGTATGAGTTCCTGGCCTTTCTTCGACGTCGCCGTGTGGCAATCGCCCGTGCCTGATCAGGACATGGAAGGCCGCTACATCACCCGGCCGGACGGGTCCCTACAGACCTTCGAGGCCCGCGGGTTCCTGGCCTCGACGAACACGACCGTTCACGCCCTCGCCGAGGCCCTGGACGTCGACGAGGACGACGGCGGCCCGGGACACGGCGGCGGCCGTGACTGACTACATGCTCACCCTCGTCGGCGGGAACGCGCCGCCGACCGACGTTCAGGTGAACGGCGCCGACGATATCCGCGAGGCGATCGTCATCGCCGAGAAGGCGACCGGCCGACGTGTCGACCACGGCCGCGGCGGGATCGGGTCGAAGTTCGATCCGGCCTTGATTATCGACGCGATCACAGGGGAGACTGACGTACGTCACGACCGGGGGGCCGCGACGTCTATGACCTTTGTGAAAGGCAGGGCGCGCATATGAACGAACATATGAAGTGGGGGCCGCGTTACGAGCGCTCCGAGGTCGTCACGTGGGTTCTCGTCGGCGCGTTCGGCGCGGCCGTGTTCGCCCTGTTCGTGTGGGCGGCGTTCGCATGACGCCCGGCGGCGTCGAGTGGGCGGCCGTGACGTCGGGCCTGAAGGCGCCCGAGGCGATCGCCGACCTTCGCGAACTCGTCGGTAAGTACCTGACCGAGGCTGACCTGTGGTCGAAGTCGACCCTCATGTATCAGGCCCTCGTCGACACCGCCCGGCGCCTGTCGAACGTCGCCGACGACCACGCCGACGACCGTGATCCGGAGACGGTCGCCGAGGTCGCCGGGTTCGCCTACGCGGGCCGCCTGCAACTCGAACACGTCCAGTCGACCCGCCGGTTCGCGTGGGGCGAGCCTCCCCACGTGATCCCCCGGACCGTCAGGGGCCGCCGTGTCTGAGGCGACGTCGCGCGACTACTGGGCCGGACGGTCCGCGTTCGCCCTCGCCGTCCTCGTCGGCGGCGGGTGGGCGGCCGCGTTGATCATCGCCGCCCTTCACCCGATGCCGACGTCGTCGGAGGGCCTGAACTTTCTCAACAACGTCGGGCAGACACTCGCGACCGGCCTGATCGCGTTCCTCGGGTACAAGGTCGGCGAACAGGTCGCCACGACCCGCGGCCCCGACGGCCGCGACTACTACGCCCCGCCCCCGACGGCGTCGCCGACGACGTCGACGCCGTCGGCCGAGACTCGCGCAACAGCGAAGGGGGCGCCGCCGTGATCGACGCCGACGCCCCCAACATGACCCCCGACGGCGGCCGCCCGGACTCCGAACCCGTGGCCGTCGTCGGGTCAACAGTCACCCTGGCAGGATACGCCGACGCCCTCGCGGTCGAATGGTGCGAGAAGTGCCACAAGCCGCACCGGCCTGACCTCCGTTGTTGGCGCGGCCGCTACGCCTCGGCGATCACCGCGACCGTCCTCGCCGAACAGGGCCGTATCTGTTGGATATGCGGCGGCGTCGCGACGTCGGCCGATCACGTGATCGCCCGATCGGTCGGCGGCGGCGACGAGGCGACGAACCTCCGCCCCTGTTGCGTCCCCTGCAACTCGCGCCGGTATCACCGCGCGAACCCGTTCGATCCCGAGCGTGTCTACGAGGCGCCCGCGCGGTCCTCACGATGGGCCGGACAATGACCCCCGCCTCGGCGTCCCCCGTGTCCCTGGCGGCCGCCGGGGCGGGCCTGTACCTATGTTCGACAGGTCCTCGACGCCGGCCGCGATCCGCGATCGAAACTATGTTCACAGGGGGGCGGGGCGATGCTTGACGGCCGGTCGACCGCCTGTGACGGCGGCATGCACGAGTGGTGCGGCGTCCTCGCCTGTGAATGCACCTGCCACGAGGCGAGGGCCGCAGAACAGGCACAGGCGCCCCGTAGACGCGAGAAGGCCCCTTCTGGCAGTGGTAGGACCCGGAAGGCCCCGAACGGCCGACACAGACGATCCTCGCGCGCCGATCCGGGCCGCGCGCCGCCCTAGGCGGCACGGATCACGAGACACGCCGTACAAATAGCTACGGCCCCCAGAGCGGGGGCCGTAGCGTACGGATTGTCGAGATCGCGTCGGGTTGAGTCTAACTCCCCCCGGCGCCCGTCGTGATACAGCGACACGCCGTAAGCCGTACGGCGCGCCGCGACGACCGCCGTTTCTGGTTCCCAGGTCGTGAAACACGGATGAACACCGCGAATAACAGTCCCTCAGCGCGGGAGGGCACCCGGGCAGGACGGCCGTCGATCAACGGCCCCTGTCCCCCATAGCGAAACGCGATCCCTAACCGGACCGCTATTCGTCGTGGGCGCGAACACGTATGGCGGGAAATTGGACCGTGGGGCGCTTTGGGGAGAGGGACACGCGCGGCAGACTCTCTAGTCCCCCGAACCCCTCCGAAACGTCCGACGTTCTCGCGATCGCAACCATGACACGCGGCACCCGCTGACGTACGTCAGTCATAGACATTTTCGTTTGAGTCACTACGATCGGCCCTGTAACCAATAGCGGCGGGGCGAGTGATCGACCGACCCGAAGGTGTGTTCACTCGCCCCGCCTTGACCCGTGGAAAGGATCCACAGTGAGACTATCAGTCGAGACGATCACGCCCGAAGAGGCCCGCGTGATACAGCACGAGGCCGAGGGCGTGACTCAGCGAAACCTCATGACGACGCACGTTCACCGCCTCGCCCACGCGATCAGGTCCGGTCAGTGGCTACTGACTCACCAGGCGATCGCGTTCGACACGACCGGCCGCCTCGTCGACGGACAGCACAGGATCGCCGCGATCGTAGAGGCGAACATGCCTGTCGAGGTCGTCGTCGCCCGCGAGGTCGACCCGCGCGCCTTCCAAGTGATCGACACCGGCCGCAACAGGTCGTCCGGTCACGTCCTCCAGATCGCCGGGATTCCGTCGGCGATCGTCGTGTCGTCGGCGATCAAGGCCCTCATGAAATACGACGAAACGGTAGGGTCCCGCCGGTCCTGGCAACGCCTCGACCTCACGATCACGAACGAGGACGTCGTCGAGTTCGCGATCACGCCGCGAGGCGTCCTGTTGCGCGGGCAACAGTCGACGGCGGACTACATGCTGTCCGGCGTGGGCCGAGTCGGCGCCCGCGTGTCGGTCATGGTCGGCCTGACCCTGATCCGCGAGGCGACCGGCGGCGAGCACGACGCACAGATCACCGAGTTCGTCGAGAAGGTCGCACAGGGTTCTATGTTGCCTGTGAACTCGCCGATCCTCGCCTATCGCCGCTGGCTGACGAACCAATACCCGCAGTACGCACACCACGAACGCGGGTACGCCGCCCTGATCGCCCTTCTCAAAACCTGGCAGGACTTCACCGAAGGGCGCGAACGCGCGGTCCTCAGTGTCCGCCCCGGCGCCGAGAACCTGCCCGACCTTCGCACTCTGACCGCTGACCTCGCCGACACGGCGTAAGGCCCCGGCGCCCCGACCGGCCCCCGCCAGACATTCAACCCCCGGTTGTCTGGCGGGGGCCTTACTATGTTCCTATGAATGAACGTATGAATGCCCTCCAGTCGATCACTGAGTTCGCGAAGGCGCGCGATGTGACGCCTCGGACCGTCAACAACTGGTTGCAGGCGAACCGCCTTCCCGGCGCCCGGAAGGTCGACGGAAAGTGGCTGATCCCCTCCGACGCCGAACTCGCCGCGCCGCCTCGTGACGCCGTCGCGACGACGTCGACGCCCGCCCCGGTCCCTGTCGCCGCCCCTGCCTACGCTGTCCCTGTGTTCATGCCGAAACGCCGCCCGATCCCGATCGACGCCGTCGCCGCCGAGTTCGGCGTTCCGGCCGCGACGATCCGCCGATGGGCGAAGGCGGGCGAGGGCGGCCTGTCCCTGTCGACCGGCCCGACCGGCGCACACTTCGTATGGATCGAGGCGGCCGGATGACCACGAACAACCCCGGCGCGTACAGCCTTCTCCTTATGGTCGGCCCGCGCGCCCTCGCCCTCATGTTCGAGGGCGAAGGCACCGACGGCGGCCCCTTCTCCGATCACGCCGCCTCAATCGCCGACAAGTTGATCGACGGCGCAACCGACGCCGAACGCCGCGCCATGATCCGCGCCGCCGTCGACCTGTTCGCCCGCTACGCCGTCGACGACCTCGCCGCGACCGACGACATACAGCGGGAGAAGTTCATACGCGGTTTCATGTGAACAGACCTCGTGCTACCCTGACGTACGTCAGAACTTCTGACCTCCCGTGGAAAGGAACCCCCATGCAATACCGTGTCGTATTCTTCAACGCCGTCGACGTCCCCGAGGACGTACAGGCCGAGGTCATGCGCCTGTTGAGTCCGTATGACCTCGATATCCGTGTCGAGGACCGCGAGGGCCGGTCGTGACCCGGGGCGAGGGCGAGGCCCGCGCCGAGGGCCTGGAGGGCCTATACGCGGCCGCCCTGCCGAAGGACGCGCCCGGCGCCTGGGTCCGCGCCGCGATCGAGTTGACCGGCCGCCGAGGATGCCGCGACTGTGGCGCCCTGATCGAGTACGACGGCGACCGATGGGTCGACGTCGCGATCGGCGGGACCTTCGATATCTGCCCTGCCCGCTACGACGAGTCGACGGACACCGATCACGGTCATAGGCCGTCCCCTATCACCTGACGTACACTCGACGCCACAGGCCCCCGACTGTCCCCCATATGGGGGACAATGTCGGGGGCCTGTGTTCATATGGTCGTTCATATGACGCAACCTGTGATATCCTGACGTACGTCAGGAAAACTTCTGGCATCCCGTGGAAAGGAAACACCGAAATGAACGCTCAGCAGACCGCCCCCGAGGCCGAGGCCCCCGTCGAGTTCGCCGCCGACCTGTCGCCGGTCATGACGGCCCTCGAAGTCGCCTACCGGATGATTCAGGCCGAGTACCCGGACGCCCCCGACGTCACGATCGTGATCAAGCGGGACTCGAAGGCGTGGGGACACACGACCGTCGCTCAGGTATGGGGCGACGCGAAGGCCGAACAGGCTCACCGCTACGAGGTCATGATCAGCGGCGAGAACCTTCGCCGTGGCGCGGCCGACGTCGCCGCGACCCTCATTCACGAGGCCGCCCACGCCCGCAACCTCGCCCGCGGCATCCGCGACACCGACGTGAACGGCCGCCACAACCTGAAGTTCAAGGCGGCCGCCGAGGAAATGGGCCTGACCGTCGTCGAGATTGGCTGGCATGGCTGGACCGGAACGAACCTGTCCGAGGACGGCCTGAAGCGGTGGCGTCGCCTGGTCGCCCGGATCGACAAGGGCCTCGCCCGCGCGGTCGTCGCCTCGGCTCACCCGGTCATGCCGGTTCTGCCGCCGGTCGGCGGGAAGGGCGGCGGGATCGCGGTCGGCGGCCTCGGCGGCCTCGGCGGCGGGATCGCGATCGCCCCCCCGAAGCGGGGCGGCCGCCGGACCCTGATCAAGGCCGTGTGCTCGTGCGGACACTCGATCCGCGTCTCGGGGAAGGTCCTCGACCTCGCCCGGCCGAAGTGCCAGGAATGCGACGGCCTGTTCGTCGCCGTAGACTGACCCCGGCCCCCAAACGCCCTAGAAGGCCCCCTGACAGTGTCAGGGGGCCTTCTGGCGTCCTAGTACCTCCCCAAGCCGGTACAGGTCCCCATGAGGCTCCCACGGCCTGTCAGGGGGTAACGCGTTCGTCCGTCCCCCCCGGGTCGGACGAAGAGACACTACCGGAACAGAGCGGCGACGACGAACGCGCCGTTCAGGCCCGCCATGATCAGACAGATCAACCCCGACAGGATCGAGAACCCGGACCGGCGGCGTAGGCGTTCCGCCTCGTCGTCGAGGGCCTGCCGCGATCGCATCGTGACCCGGCCCGCCAGGTCGACGACCGGGTCGTGTGTGCCACAGGTCGGACACCGGTACGGGTGATCGAGGTCAGTCATCCCGGCGCCCCTTCTGAACCGCCCTCGACACGAACCACGCCGACGGCCGAGTTCCGCGAACGCCTTCGAGGGCGACGACCGAGGCCCGCGGCATCCGCGACCGGATCGACAACCACGGGACCGCGTCGACCGGCGCCTCGATCGCGAACCGGTTCGCCATGCGATCGCACGTCAACAGGACCCGGGCCGACAGGCCGAGGTCATCCCTCGACGCGTGGCGATCGTTCGTCATCCACACCAGAGACAGGCCGAGGTAGTCCTGATACCTCGGCACGATGACGCCGCCGTTCGCCTCGATCCCCGGGGCGCCGTGATCGTCACAGGTGAAGTGATACAGGATCACCACGCCGTCTCGCCCTGGTCGAAGTGGGCGGGCACCTGATCGAACAACAGGCGCCACGAGTGACGCCCGATCGGTTCGATCAGTCCCCAATCGAACAGGGTTGATATCGCCCCGCGGACTCGCCACACGCTCAGGTCCGGGCAACGGGACGCGATCGCGTACGGCGTCGCCGACACGATCCCGTCGCCGTCGGCGAGGCGGGCGAGGATCACCGCGACGAGGCGGGCACGGACACCGAGGGGGGCGTCGATCGCGAGGGCGAGGTCGACACGGCGAGGGGGGAGGTCGGTCACGGCGGAAAGCGTAACGCCGTCCGTCGCGTACGTCACGACTCGCGCGCCGAGTTTTCCGCGTCGGCCGGTCCGCTCGGGTGAC